TATAAAATGGTAGATCAAGTATTAGCAGATGAATTTGCTGAAAAATTAGGTTTCTCTCAATATGCCGCTGTTAGTCCTGATGGTATCGCCATGACTTGCGACGGGGTAGGAACTAAGTTATTAGTAGCAGAACATTTTAATAAGTTCGATACAGTAGGAATAGACTTAGTTGCAATGTCTGCAAATGATTTACTTTGTACTGGATCTAACCCCTTATATTTCATGGACTACTATGCTACAGGAGAGCTAGTCATTGATAAGAGTCTAGAAATAATTTCAGGTATTAGAGAAGGTTGTAAATTAGCGGGAGCAACACTAGTAGGTGGAGAGACAGCACAGCTTAAGCCCATGTTTAAAAAAGACGAATGGTTTGATTTAGCGGGGTTTATGGTGGGTAAGCAATTAAAAGAGTTTGATTTAGATAGTATTAAATCAGGTGATTTTCTTGTGGGACTACCAAGCAGCGGTGTTCATAGTAATGGTTTTACTACATTAAGAGCAAACACAACTGAATGGGATTTTGAATGGCTAACCCCTACTAGAATCTATAGTGAGGAGATACTTTCTAATATAGATTCTATAAAAGCATGTGCAAATATAACAGGTGGTGGAATCTATGGAAATCTACCGCGTATTTTAGGAGACAAGTCGTATCATATAGATTTAACCCTTAATGATTGGTGGAACTCTCTTTATAAAACTTTAAAAATATCAATGGCGGAGTTTGTCAGTATATTCAATTGTGGTTGGGGAATGGTATTAGTAACCGAGAACCCCGATACATTAAATATTGAAGATGCAGTAGTTATTGGAAAAGTTTCAGACTAAAAGTAAAGGTTTACACCTTTAAAGAAGTAAGGGAGGTTTAATCTAAAACGGACATGACAGTAGCATATGAGTGGGGAAGTGTAGACACTTTGATAAAGGCTTTAGAGCTAGGAGATGTAGAAATCTTATATTCTAGTATGACTTCTAACAAGATACATAAAGATATATATACTTTGAGAAATTCCTTTGGTTTTTCTCAAAATTTAAAAAGTAATAAACTAATTGTACTTCATACAAAAACTGGTATGTATGAAGATATTGAAAAAAATACTATAATTGCTTGGAATAAAAAATGAAATTAAACGTTTTTCCTGGTACACAACTATCTCGAATAGAGTGTGATTGGTGTTCCGGTAAAGTACTTACTTTAAAAGATGCTGTTTTAGATTATATAGAAGATGGAAGGGTGCATCTTATTTTTTGGTGTAGAAAATGTGATACTGGATATCTAAAAGACTATGAACATAAAGTAACAGCACCACGAAGGGGTCTTATTTATTTTTTAGGGGATGTAAATGATACTAGTTAAAGGAGCCTATGGAAGAAAATATGATAATAAAGAAAACGCTAGAAAGGATTGGGATGAAGGTAAAGACTTTTTTATGGTCGAAGAACAGTGTTATTGCTCAGTACGAGACTTTACTAATAAGTTTGACTATATTACTATTTATCTTGTTGCAGACCCCTTTCCTATAGTCTTACAACGAGGAGTTTTTTAATGTTTAGCATATCCCTAGATTTAACTGATGCAATGAAAGAAGCAAACGAAGCAAAAAAACAAAGCTTTATACAGTCCTGTGTAAAAAACAGGATAAAAATATTAGAAGCGAATAAGAAAGCCAACAAATATGATTTAGAAGAATTAAAACTGCTAAAAGAGGTAATACAGGACTTTGAAAATGAAATGTAAACACTGTAGTAAAGAAACTTCTCAAGATATTTGGGAAGTTTTATATAAAACGGATAGGAGTGAGGGTACGATATGCCCTAAATGTGGGGCAACCCACTATAAACAAAGAATTATAAAAAGAATCTATGACAGCCCTTATAGGACTAAAATAGAAAGAACAAATAACTTTAGACATATCTGGACATATAAAGGACATTTAATTTCATAGATACGCAAAAAAATTTCTTGACAGTTATGTTAATTTGAACTATAATATTAACAAATAATAAATCCATCAACCAAAAAAGAGGAAACGCAAAATGGCGTGGGATGACGATAAAAAGGCGCAAGCCGTCGAAATGTATGAAGAGCAACAACCAACTCCTGAAACTTCAATGGAGATTGTAAAAGAGATTGCTGAACAGTTAGAAGAAAGCCCTAACGGGGTTCGCATGATCTTAACAAAACAAGGAGTGTATATAAAGAAAGCTCCTGTTACTAGAGGAGGTAACGGTAGTTCCTCTCCTAGAGTATCAAAACAAGCAGCCCAAGACACTTTAACAGCAGCTATTATTGATAAAGGTTTTGATGTTGATGTTGATATTATATCTAAATTAACAGGTAAGGCAGCTCAGTATTTTGCAGGACTACTAACCGACTAAAACTTTTTTAGGCTTCGCAGTAAGTATAGGACAGTAAAGGATTTTACCTACCTAACTTAAGGGAGCCTTGTGAGAAAGGACGAATTAGCCGCGCTTGTAGACGAGTATGGTGATGCAATTATCACCTTTCGTAGTGAAAATTCAAAAAAGCTGAAGTATAATGTTTGTACTGTAGATTTCAGTACTGCGTATATTCAAGGCAAAAAGAATAGAGCGAAAGAATCCGATGAAACCCTACTACTTTTTTGTTGGGACACGGATTCTTATCGCTTATTAAAACCTAAGAATGTTACCAGTGTAGTACCGTTATCTTCAATACTACGAAATAACATATGATTCATATACAAGAACCAGCAGTATATGAACATGTAATTCATTATGATGAAGAGAAACTGTTACAGGTACGTATCAGTATAAGCACATTTAAAAACATTGAATATTTACACATTAGACGCTACTACATGGACTTTGAAGAAGAATGGAGACCTTCTTTAGAAGGAATATCAATGCCTTTAGACTTTAATAATTCCAGAGAGTTATTCAGGGCTTTGACCGAAATAATTTCCTTAGCAGAATCAAAAGAAATTATTAAAGAAAACTTTGAAGACTTATTAAAAGATATTTATAATGAGGAACAGACCAAATAGTTCTTGACATTTTAAGTTATTTTAAGTATAATATGTCTTATGGATGAAAAAACGAAAGCAAAAATCGCAACACAATACTATGAGAAAGGCACCAGTCCTTTAACTGATTCTGAATGGGACAAGTTATACGAAGACAATGAAACTGTAGGCTATACGTCTAAAGGTTCTGTCACCCATACCTACCCCCTACTATCTCTACAAAAAACTTTTAGCAGAGAAGAGCTGTATACTTGGCGTAGCCAGTTTACAGGTCAGAAATGTATTGCTACCCCTAAATTGGATGGCAGTGCTGTATCTTTACAGTACTGGGGCGGTGAATTAATAAAAGCCGCAACCAGAGGAGACGGAAAAGTAGGTGTTGATATCACTGAAAAAATGCGTTTCTTGGTGCCAAAAGACATTAAAGCTACTTCAGATGTTATTCAAATAGACGGGGAAGTAGTAGTACCTAAAGATGTTCCAAACGCTCGCAACTATGTAGCGGGGTCGCTGAACCTTAAAGATATTGAAGAGTTTAAAAAGAGAGCAACAAACTTATGTTTTGTAGCTTATGACCTTCGTGGTCATCCAGGGTGGTGGGCCAAGTGGACACAGCTTTTAACATTACTTTCTAAAGTAGGTTTTCATACTGTTTTAGATGAAAACCTCGATTCAATTTACCCTACAGACGGCGAAGTCCATAGAGTAGATGACCTTGGAGAGTGGTATAAGCAAGGACAGACGGCCCACCACCCCAAAGGCTCCATAGCCTTTAAAGTACAAAAACAAGGAGAGGAAACCACTTTAGTAGATGTTATATGGCAAGTAGGAAAATCAGGTGTAGTTAGTCCTGTAGCTATACTTGACCCAGTAATGATTGAAGGAGCAAACGTTTCAAGAGCCACACTACACAATATTCAATATATTCGAGACCTAGGATTAGAAATAGGGTGTAGAGTTGAGGTTATAAGGAGCGGGGAAATTATTCCTCGCATTGTTCGACGAGTTACTGAAAAATAATTCTTGACATTAAACTCAAATTTTAATATAATATACATTCAATTTCAGAGAAATCCCTATGCAAGCAATACACGCTCCTGAACTTTGCCCCTCATGTGGTTCAGTTTTGGAATGGAGATCCGATTTACTTTATTGCAATGAACCTATGTGTGCAGCGCAAACATTAAAAAGGCTTCAACATTGGGGTAAGACTTTAAAGATTAAAGGACTTGGCCCGCGTACCTTAGAAAAGTTAGGGGTTGAAAGGTATCAAGATTTATATGAGTTAACTCTTGAAGATATTCAAGAAAAACTCTCCTCTGAAAAACTGGGTGAGAAGCTCTTTATAGAACTTCAAAACTCAACAACTGCATCAATGAATGCAGTATTACCAGCATTTAGTATTCCTTTGATCGGAAAGACTGCTACTGAGAAACTATCAAATTATATTACTAATATATTTGAACTTAGCTTTGATAGTTGTAAAGAGGCAGGTCTTGGGCCGAAGGCAACTGAAAATTTAATGAACTGGTATAATGTAGACTTTTTAAGTTTACAAGATTTACCTTTGAGTTGGACGTTTGAAAAGCCTATTACTTATAGTAGTAGTAAAGGTTCCGTATGTATTAGTGGTAAACTGAAAAGTTTTAAAACTAAAGCAGAGGCTACTAAAGCTCTGGAAAGTGCGGGCTTTACAGTAAAGAACAGCTTAACAAAAGACGTATCTATTCTCATTAATGAATCAGGTATTGAGTCTGCCAAAACAAAACAAGCCCAAGATAAGGGCATAAAAGTAGTAACACAAATATATAAATTAATAGGAGAAATTAATGACACTGCCTAAATGGACAGAAGAGCGAACCGACACGCTTACTAACTTTGTTGGTGATGAGACACCCGTATCTCAAACAACTGTAGCAGATGCTGCGGAACATTTGAGCACTACAACTCGGTCAGTTTCTAGTAAACTGCGTAAGATGGGATTTGACGTTGAACTTGCCTCTGCACAGAGCACTTCAAAGTTTACAGAATCCCAGGAAGCCACCCTTTCAGCTTTTGTTCAAGACAACAGCGGGGAATATACTTATGCTGAGATTGCTTCTCACTTTGAAGATGGCGCATTTAATGCTAAATCTATACAAGGTAAGATACTTTCCATGGAACTTACTGGCCACGTTAAACCAGCCCCTAAGGTTGAAACTGTTAGAACTTATACCCCAGAAGAAGAAGATGTTTTCATCTCTATGGTAAAAGAAGGTGCATTTGTTGAAGCGATTGCTGAAGCTCTTGACAAGAAAATAAATAGCGTTCGTGGTAAAGCTATGAGTCTTTTGCGTTCCGGAGAAATCGATGCTATTCCTCGACAAGAGTTTACTAAGAGCTCTACTAAAGAAGATCCTTTGGCCGACCTGGGAGACGTTTCGGATATGACAGTTGAAGCGATTGCTGAGCAAATCGATAAAACTGCTCGTGGCGTGAAAACTATGTTGACTCGTCGCGGTTTAACTGCATCAAATTATGATGGAGCTGCAAAGAAAGAAAAAGCCGCTGCTTCCTAAGTAGTAGTTTTTCAATACAGCCGCGGTGAGGGGTCACTGCGGCTGTACTTTTATCGGGGGGTTCGTTGAACTTAGTAAGTGCTTTTTTAAAGCAAGTATTGGAGTTACAAGATTCTGAGTCTTGGGTTTCTGTACGAAAAAATTATTTACCTTCGGAATATCATAGATTATTCACAGAGATAGATAAACACCTTGAAAAGTTTCATCGACTCCCCACTTTTGAAGACCTTAAATACGAGCTAAGGGACGGCGCAACAAAAGACCTGTTGTTCGCAATAGAGTCTGTTGAAGTAGATGCTGACGCATATATGTTGCTTCAGTATTTAAAAAATGAGGCCACTCAAAAAGAAATTCTCTATCAATTAGAGGATTATGTAGATAATTCTATGTCCTTTGAGGATGCAGAAGAATCTGTAGCTCATCTACATCAAATAGTTCTTAATGTCGAAGACAAAATAGAACTTCAAAAACCTCAAGAGAGTATGCAACGTATTCCCTTGTTTGATTCAGATGAGGAAATTGGAAAGTACCTGCCTCTCGGCTTAAATACAGACCACGATCTTGAAATCACATTCTCCCCCCGAGATTTGATTTTAGTTGGTGGCCGCCGAGGGGCAGGGAAATCTATCACCTGTGCTAATATAGCTAACACTGTGTACAACTCTGGTAAGTCAGCTATTTATTTCACTATTGAAATGGATAGTCGTCAAATACTGCAACGATGTTGTGCAATAGCTACTGGTATCTCTATTAATAAAATAAAGAATAAAAAACTCAGTATATCTGAATGGGAGAGAGTAGCAACCTGGTGGGCTGGTAGATATCGAAACAGTCAAGAAGACCTTGAGGAGTACCGAAATCATCGAGATTTTGATAAACTTCATAATAGACTAAAAACAACTTGTGAGCTTCTCCCAACCCAACAGTTGGATGTAGTTTATGACCCTTCTTTGACTATTTCTAAGATACGAGCCGAACTTGATAAAAAAGTCAAGGGCAAAATGGATGTAGGAGTCGTTATCGTTGACTACATTAACCAGGTAAAACGTTCTGTGATGCCCTCTAGAGGCGGACAGTATGATTGGACAGAGCAGATAGAGGTTAGTAAGGCACTAAAAAGTATGGCACAAGAATATGAAACCCCTATATTTTCACCATACCAAACTGACGCTAGCGGCGAGGCTAGATTTGCTAAGGGAATATTGGATGCGGCCGATGCTGCTTATAGTATGGAACCTTGGACACAAGAAGATAATTGTATTACTTTTAATTGTGTAAAAATGAGGTCTGCCGCTATGCGTTCTTTTACTTCTACAATGGATTGGGATACTTTGAAAATAGGGCCCGATACTGCTCTTAATCCAAAAGAAGCAGGGGAAAACGATTTAAAAACTGGAGAAGAAATAGACGATATTTAAAAATATATCTTGACATTTATAGCTTATTCAAGTATAATATAGGTGTA